TGTTCTGCATCTCCTGCGCTGTACACACCCCGATGTATTTTCCAATGCGTTCCACAGCGACTGTGTGGATCTGTTCACACAAAGCAGTGCTGACGCGCCCTGTTGATCGGATCGTGCAATGTGTCGGAAGTTCATTCTTCGGCTGCGTTGTCAAATATACAACTTCCAGCGTCTGACTGTTTTTATTATTTTTATCATTGCTGACAATCACGCCCGGTCTGTCTGCCTGCTGTTCGCTCCCTGTGTTGTATCCGCCCCGGCTTATATAATAGATTTCTCCTCTTTTTACATCATCTTTCGGAAGTGTTGTTATCTGCATCTTTCTTTTCCCCTTTCCTGTCCATTTCTTTAATACCCTGACCGATTGCATTTACTGCAATTACGATCAGTCCCACAAGAATCACTGCTGCCAGTATCATCACAAGCCAGATCAGCAACGATCCTGTTGCATTTATCACTCTTTCGATGTTCATCTGCATCATGATCCGACTTCCTCCTTGTATTGTTCCTTCAGCATAATCATTCTTTCTTCCTGCTGCTTCTTGATTTTTTCATCCTTCATGATCAAACGCTGGATTGTCTGCGCCCTGCTCCGGATCTGTCTATGCAATTTGATCTGTCGTTCTACCTGCTGCCGTTTCTGAATCAGGAACTGCATTTCATGGTCTACAATCAGCACTGTGTATTTCTTTCCGCATTCCTGACAGGTAAAATACTGTTCTGTTACGTTGAAGCCCTCCGCCTGTCTTGCAATAACTCTAGTTTTCACATTTATGTGTTCAATTACAGATCCGCAGACATCGCAGACAACTTCTGATCCGTTTCTGTACGCTTCTTCATTGAATTTCTTTTCCATGTCGTTCTCCTTTCCTATGTCGCAGGCATCAGGATGTCTTGACTGTTTTCTTGATCCAGCTGCGCGTGTGCGGGCATTACCCCGCACATATGCGCCATCATTGCAGCGATTGCTGTGTCAAATTCCGGTTCCAGCTTTTCGTACTGATCATCCGGCATCGTTTCCCACAGCTTCGTCTGAATTTCTCTGATTCCGATCATAGCGTTCATCAATCTATCCTGTGTCAACAGCTTCTTCGCACTGTATTTCTTCAATTCTGGCTTTACAAATTTGTTTCTATCTGCCATCAGTCTTCATCCTCCAAGTCAATCAGTCCCAATGCTTCCGCATCGTAGACATCCATAATCCCGATGACAGCATATCCTTCAATGATCGCACTGGATGTCTGTGCATCGTCGGCGCATGTGATGCATACACGCATCTGTTCACCTGTTGATCTTCCATCACGGAATGCAAGCAGTGTCAAAATGTCCTTTTCTCTGTATCCTGCCTGATCCTCTTTCATAATCATGTGGCGGATCTTTCCTTCTTTGATGTCTTTGAATAATTCCGCTGACACTCGCATCATTCGCGCTTTCTTTTCATCCGAAGGCAGGTTCTGCATCTTTTCTTCCTGCTCCATTTCAGTCAGCTTTTTCGCCGTTTCCCTGTCGATTGCCGCCTGTTCTTCGTCATACCGCTGTTCCGGCGTCTTTTCAGCTTCCGCTTTATCAACATAACGATCACAATCCTGACATGTCCCTGTTTTCACGTTGCATTCTGAATATCGCTGGCATGAATAGCAAAGCGATGTAATGCTTTCCGGATGTGCCTGCTGCCATTCTTCTTCCTGCTCCTCTGCCGTTTCCTCCTTTCCCCATTCCTCCGGATCTTCCGGCAAATTCATCTGTCCCGGAATCTCTGCTTTTTCTGCTGCTTCTTCGATCTCTTTCTTTGCCTGCTTCACTTCTTTTAATGACAGCCCGTCTTCTTTGTACTTTTCCAGCAGTTCCATCTGCTTGTCCTCTGCCATTCCGCTAATTTCATATGCTGCCGAAAAGGTCAGGCGACCTTCTTTCAGTTCTGCCGAAAATTCCGGAATCAAATGCTTGTTAATACTTTCAATCTGTGCAATCTTCGTTCCGGTCGTGTTCATAATTGAAGCGATCACGTCACGCAGACGCCCGCTGTCCAGTTTGTACCCCTGAAGCGTCAATCCATTATCCTTCATGTACTGAAGTGATTCCTTCAGGCGTTTTTCCTCTTCCAACATGTCCGCGATCGTCTTATCGCGATACGCATTCGCAATGATCAGCTGTACCATTTCTTCATTCTCTTCAGCTGCGCTTTTGATCTGGCATGTCACCGTTTCAAAATCTTCATATCCCTTTTCCAGTAACAAATTCAATGCACGCCATCTTCTTTCCCCGGCGATGATCTTATATTCTCCGCGTTCACAGGGCGCATATGCTACTGTCATATTCTCCATCAAACCGACCGCCAAGATTTCCTGTGCCAGCTGTTCAATTCCCGGCATCGAATAAAAATTCCTGTCATTGCTGTAAATCTTCCGGATGCTAATGTCCCGTGTCCGGAATCTTGCTTTCGGTTTCTCTTCTGCTGCTGCCTTGCTGTTTTTATTTAAGGCATCCATTACGCTCCATCCTGCTGCCATGTTTATTCCTCCTCTGCTTTTATCGTGATCGTTATCTGTTCCAGCACCTTCCGGCTTGCGTTCTTCACATCCGCGTGTGAATCACTTCTGTCTTTTTCTATGTACTTCTGAATCAAACGCTTTGTCTTCTCCGGATCCAGAATGATCCTAAACTTCGCAATCGCTTCATCGAACCTTTTCTGTATCTGTTTATCCGTCATATTGTTATCATCAATTTCACGAAATATCGGTTCCGCTTCCGATTCGTCGATCTGATCAATAATGTCTGTGATCTCCTCTTGTAGATCCTGCATTTTCTTTTTCAGTTCGTCCGCCTGCTTTGCTCTGTCCTGAAGCTGATTAAATGTCTTCAGGCTGATCGTTACCTGTCCATCAATTTCCATGTCTATCCCTCCATATCTTTCAGCAGTTCCGTCACAACATTCCGATAGTCCTGTGTGACAATACAATTTTTAGAAAACTTCGGAAGCGGTACGCGCTGCATGGTTGCCTTTTCCGCAATGATGGATCTTCTAACAGCCGTCACGAAGCAATCCTGTCCAGATGATTCTTTCAGCCATGCTTCCACCTGAAGGCTTGTCTGGTTCTTCTGTCGCATAGTCATTAAAATCTTCATGCGGATCCGGTTGTTCAGGCTTCGCAGATCTTCCAGCTGTTCATCCATATTCGCAATCGCTTCAATTTCAAATCCGCCGATCTTAACCGGAAGGATCACAAGATCTGTCGCCACCAAAACATTCGTCACGGTCATATCCAGCAGCAGCCCACAATCAACCACGCAATAATCATATACGTCCTGCACTTCCAGCATTGCAGCCGCAAAGCGAAGGATCTGATCTTCTTTTTCGTTCAGCAGCAGATTCATGTTAGTCCGCATTAAATATCCATTTGCTGTGATGATGTCAATATTGTGATACGGTGTTGTCTGGATCAGGTCTGTTGTCTTGTAAGATCCTCCGACGCTTCTGTGTCTTTCCAATAATTCAGACATCCCGATCCCTTCCGGTTTATATCTGTCATACAGCATTGATACATTGCCTTGCTGATCCGCATCGACCAGCAACACCTTCTTCCCCTGTTCTTCTCCCAGCAGGTAAGCGATCGAAGCCGCCGTCATTGTTTTGCCGATCCCGCCCTTCTGGTTCATAATTGCGATTGTTTTCATGATGTGTACCTCCTATTTCACAATTTTGAATTTTTTTCTGTTTCTTTTTGCCTGTTCCTCCGTGATGATATATTCATCACATTCCTGTTTCCACTTATCCGGATTCTTCGTATCTCCGTCATACCATCTGCACCACTCGCAGGCGTCGCAAAATATCTTTGCTTCTCCTGCCGTTTTATCTTCGCTGTATAGATTGTTCGCGCAGTGATTGCATATGCAGCCGCCGCAAGGAAAAGCATAATCACTTCGCTTCATAGTATTCGTTATACTTGCAACGCTTGCACTTTCGATCCAGCGTCCCATCATCCGGATTTCTGCACCCGGTACATTCTCCGCGGCTGCTGATCATTGCTTCCTTGAATCCGAATTTTTTGTGCCTTTGTGCCAGTTCACAGTTCTTCAGTGCTTTCCTTGCCTGTTTGGATCTTTCTTCTACTCTTTGAAAATAATACATTTCACTTTCCCGTTCTTTCTGATCATCAGGTTCTGTTCTGACATTGCATCTTCTCTGTTTCCAGTATCAATTTTCTTCAGGTTGATATATTCTTGTAGCACCCGGATCGCTTCTTCTGCCCCATAGCAAACTGTGCAGTAATGTCCTGCTGCCGCCAGTGCCTTCAGCATTTTCTTCTGACTGTCTTCCAGTCTTCCGGTATCGTATTTCATTTCAATGTACAAACCGTTGTACATTCCCATCGGAACCGGAAGACACAGATCCGGAATCCCAGCTTTCACGCCCATCTGCTTCAATTTCACTGCTTCCGCTTTGTTGCGGCTCCCCCCCATTCGGGCAATGATGCAGCAGTTCCAGTTCCGGATGCGCGTTCTGGTTCCATCGCGCCCAGTCCATGACGCTCATTTGCTCTGTATCCTCGCTTCTTCTTGCGTATCTTCGATTCACTCTTCTTCCTCCTTGCATATGTTCCAATATTTGCAGAACAGGCAGCAGTGATGACATTGCTGGATCCTGATCATATGGATCATGTGTCTGATCTTCTTCGTGATGTTCCTGATCATCCGCGCCCCTCCTCTGCTTTCTTTTTCTCTTCTTTCAGCTGTTGCGCTCGATCCATAATCTTTGTGTTGTATGTATACTTCACAACGCCCTGATCCCACAGATTCGCTTTTGCGCCCTGCTTCCCGTAGTTATAAACTGCCAGCGTATAGTACGGAAGATCTTCATCTGGTACTGTTCCGCGAAGATCGTTCTGGATTTCTGACAGATAATTCACGCCAACCAGCACATTCTGATATGGATTCTTCAAGTCATACGCTCCCAGTTCTTCCATCCTTTGCATATGCCATTTTTCCGACACCTGCATCAAACCGATTGACGTTCCATTGTCGCCTTCAGCGTCCCATCTGCATCGGGATTCCTGTTCGATCAATGCAAAAACCATTTCATAATCGACGCCATTCTGTTCGCATACAATGTATGTATATACCTGAATGATCGTCGGCAACTCTCCGCCTGCTGCCTTGCATTCTTCAGATATTTCATGATAATAAAATCCTGTCACTTGATCGCTCCCCCAGTCCTGCGACATTGTATTCCACGGAAAATCATATGTACCGTACAGACTTTTGCATCCATATACATCCGTCATGTCTGTCTGCTCCACTGGATCCTGCCGATCATACAATTCTTCGATCTGCTCCTGCTGCTGCCGGATCTCCTGATCCCACGCCTGCACCTGCTTTTCAAATTCGTGCATTTGTATTGTCAGCACCAGCAGAAAAATGATCAGCGGCATCGCAAGCATTGCCGGATGCCTTGCAATGAAATCCCATACAGCACATACGATCTTCAAAGTCTTCCTGATCAGTCTTTTGATCTTTCTTCGTGCTGTTCTCCTACTTCTTGCCCTTGTCATGTGCCGTTCCTTTCCTCAACCGCATCCGCCCGTATATGTAGAACCTGCCGTTGAACGTGTTATATTTCACTTCTGCTTCAGCAAAATCATATTTATCGCCATACCATTTCATCAAATGATCGCAGACATTCAGATCTCCTTTTACGATCCTGTCCACATCCTTCTGTTTCGTTTTGTAATGATTGACTTTTTCTTTCGGTTTCCGCAGTCCCTTTGATGCACACCATGTCTTTTGATACTTTCCTTTTTTGCTTTTCTCTTTCGTGATGTACCTTGCCATTCCGACCAGACCGTTTTCATCCCTCTGAAGCCTTCTGATCTCATTTCTTTTTCCAAGATTCCAGACTGCTTCAACCGTGTCCATATCCACATCGCCATCCATAACGATGTGATGATGCCAGCGTCCTTTTTCACTGCATTCTGTGACATACACATATCTTGCATTACTCAATCCCTGCTTCTTCCGCTGGTAATTCAGTCGCCTGATATAGTTCTGCATGTTCTTCGTTGCCACTTCCATCGAAGCAGGCATATTGTCATCCGTGTATGTGAATGTCGCCCATATATCTCTATCCGTGAAGTTCTCACTGATCACCCTTTCGCACATCTTTTTACTGTTTTTATCATTCAGATTCTTCTGTGCCTGTCTTTGCCTTTTTCTTTTCCCTTCATCCGGGATCTGATCTTTCTGTCCCTTTGTAAACTCTGGATAGATTTCCACTTCCAGCTGATCACCTGATCGAATCTCCTTCGTTGCATAGATGCTTTTCACCTTGCCTTCCTTCAGGATCCTTTCTTCGTTTGCTTCCTCCATCTTATCCAAACTATTCTTATACGCTGCTTCATAGTCATAAGGGACATATACAGCCTTCCTTCTTTTCTTTCTCATTCCCTTTACTTCCTTTAGTTGAATTGTTAGTATCCATTACAAGGTCGTTTTAGGAAGTTCAGAAAAGCGCGGATTCATTGACTTTTCAGGCTGTCCGGTGTACAATATCTTTGATGTGTACTATGGTTTTCGGGCATCGTCCTGAAGCCACTGTGAAGCCTTCTGGTGCCGCCAAGCATACCAGAGGGCTTTTATATTACCCTGCTTTTCTAACGTCCTGCATCGCCTTCCTGACGTTCACTGTCATCCTTCTTTCTCTTCTCCTCTCCCAGAATTATCTTTCGGAAGATGCTTTCAAATATCGGAACCGCTATGCTATTCCCCGCCTGTTTATACAGTGTCATGTAATATCTTCCTTTTCTCTCATGTACAGCTTTTGCTGCTTCAAATTCTTCGTCTGTATATCCCATCAGCCGCCAGCATTCCCGTTCTGTCAAATATCTGTATCGTCCTGATCCACAATCAATCACCTGTGCTGGTGTTCTATCCTGCCGTGTTGTAATCGTGTAGGCAAAATCTTTGATCACCGTCGCCCTTTTTATCCCTGACGCGCCGATCACGTTATATACAGATGGCTGTGTGACGTTATATACTTCTGGAACATTTTCGTTATCTTCCAAAAAATCGCTGATCTTACGCATAGGCGTCCTGATCAGACTTGTGAAATCAAATTTTTCACCATTCAGGCAGCTGATTGTAAACACTCTTTCGCGTGCTTGCGGCAGCCCGAATTCTCTTGCATCTAAAACATCGTAATTATTTGTATAGCCCATTCGTTCCATCTCTTTTTGATAACGCACAAAATTCGCAATCATATGTTTCGATGTCACATTTTTCACATTTTCCCAGATCACATATTTCGGTTTCCATTCCCCCATCTGGTCAATAATGTGAATCGTTTCCCACATTAAACTTGATCTTGTTTCGCTTCCTTCGTCCGCCCCTCTTTGATGTCCGGCTATACTGAAATCTTGACACGGACTTCCATGTATCAAAATATCCGGCTTCAGGTTCCACCCCACGACAGACTGTGTTTTATATGGCAGTTCTTCACTAAACATATTGTTATAAGATCGGACTGCTTTTTCATCAATTTCAACGTAGTCGATCGCTTTTGTTGGTATCTTTAGATTTCGCAATGCACATCGCGGGCTTCCTATTCCTCCGAATAGTTCCAAAATCTGCACTGGTCTTTCTTCTGTTGCTGTCATCTGTTCATTTTCCTTTCTATGTACCGCCTTCCGGCATAATCAATCTGCGCTGATCAGCGCAGTCATATATATCACCACATCCCTTCCGGCAACATCTGACGCTGCGTTGTTGCTTTTCGCATTAAAAAGCATCTGAAAACCTGTTGGACATCCGCATAGAATTCTGGCAGTCTATGCCCGCCGCTATTTTTCCACAGTGTTCATCGGACGGCTATCAGCTTGCCATCGTCAGCGATCACGTTGCCATCGTGACCGGACGGGGCTTGCGCCCCGTTTCGGCTTCACTCTCCGTTGAACATTTCTTTCAGAAGATCTTCGATGCCTGCTGCCACTTCCTGCCCTGCTTCCGCAAGCTGTTTGATCAGATCTTTCTGTTTTTCCATTTCTTCCTGTGTCGGAATCTCTACTGCTTTGCTATCCTGTTCCATCCCTTTAAAGATCGCATATATCACCAACATACAATCTTCTTTCGTTTTGAACTCCGCGATCTCCTCTGCGCATCCATCAAATACCTGAATCGTATGCCTGATGTTTTCACTCTTTCTTTGTTTGTAGTCTTTTGATTCTTCATATCCGATCCCTTCTATGTGACCAGACATGTTATAAATCCGCGTTTTGTCCTGCGATAAAATGTACATTTCTTCACCTTCTTAATAGTCATAATCAATATTTTCATCTGCTTCTGTGTAATATTCCCCGTCATAGCCTTTCGCCATTAGTTGATCGTAGCAGTCCCAGCAAACCAGTCTGAACGGGATCCCATTGCAATCCCGTGTGAACTGCATGTCACTTCGTTGCACCGGATGCCCGCACACGGGACATGTCCGGATGTCAGTCGATCTTTTCTTTGTCACTGTCGTTCCTCCTTTCTGTTCTCTTTCATCAGCCAGATAGTTTCATCATCGTTACAAATTCCGAAGTATTCATCTGTCCGTGTAAAGTTGAATTCAATTCCATAAAACTGTCTGATTGCTAACTTGAAAACTTCCCATCTATCCTGGCAGCTTTTGCATGTACGATCCCAATATCCGAAGCCTATTCCCTGATCTGGATCACCAATTCCCGGCGTCGCTTTTCTTCGTTCTTCCAGTGCCTGATCCCATGCCTTGATCGTTTCTTCCAGTTCTCCGCCCATTTCTGTCATCATAAATTTTTTAATATTCAGCTTCATATTCTTCCGCCTTTCATATGTACTTCCCCGATCCTTTTCGGGGAACAAATTATATTGCCTTCTGTGCCATGTCTGCGCTGTACTGCTTCCGGTTTCCGTTTTCTGCGCCACCTCTTTTCAGTTCGTGGTAGATGGTGGCTCTGTGAACGTCCATTGCTTCCGCGATCTCTTCTGCACGCTTTCCCTGCTTGCACATCGCTTCAATGGCTTTCCGGTCTTCATAATTCAATCTTTTATATTTCCTTGCCACGTTCTCATTCTCCTTTCCTTTGTAAATAAAAAATGCGGTAAGAGTTTTTACGCTCTACCGCATTCTGCTTTTTGAGTAAAAAAAATAAATGCGGCAGAGGTTTAATGCCTCTTGTCGCATTTAATTTTAAAACTTATAT